GCCACTATATACTAGCATATCACCTACTTCAAGCAAGACTTTTGTGCCTTTGGGTGCATCAGGCTTATGTATGTTCTTATACTCGTCTATGACGTTGTCAGACCCTGTACCGTCGATAAATATAGGCCACGGAGCTCCACCAAGGTTTAGTGTGGTTGATATCTCACAGGATGGTCTGTCCTTGTGTCTTTTTAAAATATCGCCTGTTTTATATAATCTTGCGTATGAATAAGTTGGTATTAATTCAAGTCCTGTCTCCTCTTTCATTTTAGGTAATACCTTCATCATCAGTGTTTCCATAACCATGTCAGCATAATGTGAATATGTGTTAGGGACCTGTTGATCAAACCATGTGCCAAACATACCGTTGTCATATATGATATTATTTTTGTACATGAAATCAACAGCATCTCTTTTAAGTAAAAAATAATTAAATATAAAATTAGCTAGATCGTATGGTATGGCCTGTTTTATTACATGATATTTTTTATCCTTAAACATCGAATCCTTTCTGTAAAAAATTAAAACTAACAGATATTCTTATATCATTACTTTCGTTTGGATCAACACAATGCCATAACCACGCAGGGAATATAATTATTCTACCTTCTAACGGATCTACACGAACCTCTCTCCATAAATGTGAAGGTGGTTCTCCTTTTTTTCTTCTTGGCATAACCATGTGTGCCGTTGCTCTTGGTTCGTTAAATACTATTTGTCCAGAGTTTTTAGGTGCTTTAATATAATACACTCCACTAAAATGACTATTTGGATGAACGTGTGGTCTATTATATCCGCCAGGTGGATTTATGTTTGCCCACATGTTTCCAATAACAGGTTCACTCTCTAACCACTCTTCTTGAAATATCTCGTTTTGCATTTTAAACAGTTCATCCACTAGTGGTTTAAATACTGGTATTTGATGCATATTAGTTGTGCTATGCCAACCATTCATATTAGTTCTTTTAATACCTTTATCTTTATTTGACCATGCAATAACCTCTCGTTCAAATAATCTATTATCTAGATTAACATCCTTGGCGTATATAATAGTTGGAAAATATGCTGCCTTAATCATTTAAATGGTGTGCCTCCAAACCACATGACCAAAGATTTTCTATTACCGCGAATTACAGGTGCAACCCTGTGTCTAACAAAAGATGCAAAAAATATTGCATGTCCTTGTTTTAATTTTGCAGCTTTGCCCTCTTTTATTAATTCTAAATCACCGCCTTCAAACTCATGTTCAGGTGATAATAAACAAGTCATAGATATTTTTCTAACCGGTGGTTCGTTTGCACAATTAACATCATTGTCTGTATGCCAATCATAAAACCCACCTTCTGAATATTCTGTGTATTGTGCCATCTCTGTAATTTGCATACCATCAAAACCAAAATGATTACCGTTTGTTTGTTTCATTACTTTTTCAACAGTTTTATACATTTCTGTCATTTTATCAAAAGGTATCCAACTTATATGTGAGGTTCTAGTTTTAGTGTCTATGACCCCACCTTTTATACCTTGTTCGCTTCCAACTGATGCCGTGACTCTAGGTTCTGATCGTCCTGCATTAATTATCATCTGACATTGTTCAGGTGTAAAAATTGGTTTTGTAGTTTCTACTAAATAAGATTTCCAACGTGGTTCTGTTATTATCATACTGCACCTCTATTTTTTATCGGATCAAATTTAACATCACAGTTTGCAGCAAGAGTTCTTCTAATCTCATTCGTGCCATTAAATGGATATACCACATGTCTCATATCATACGGAAAGATGTAAAAATCTCTGAGATCCATGGGTGGTTGATAATCTATCTTTGCAAACTGACCATTAGCAGCTCCTAATATCTGTAGTCTACCATTCTGTTGTACATGTCCTGCTGAATACTCTTTACCATACGTCGATGGTAATTTTAAAATCATAACGCTAGATAAACCTGTGAATAACATACCTCTATGAACATGTGCAGGATTATACTCATGCTGTTTCATCTCATTAACCCAGATAGAATTAAGATGTAAATCATAATCTCTTATCTTATTAAAAGCTAGATAGTGTCTAAACATTTCTAAAAAATAATGTGTTACCACTGTTGGTAATCTGTTATGATTTTTCATTTTTGTCTGATCAGCACCATGATAAAATAAAGAGTGTTCATCTTCTATCTTACCGACTAATTGTCCATTAGCTTTATCTAATTTATCTTTGTTCACATCATAGATATGATTAATAGTCATAAAAATATCTAACGGTACTCGATACCTTAAAATTGATTGACCTAAAAATACAAAATCAAACTTTGGGTTTGTCATCTTGAGTAATTTGTTCTTTCTCTTTGTAACTACTTTCTAATTCACCAGATTTTTTTATTCTCTGTAATGATTGTAACTGACCCATCACATTAAATATCTCTGCCTCTGATGAGTTTGCATTTAATGTTTTTGCTTTTTCAGCATACTGTAACCCATAAGATTCTAATTGATGTTGGTTGACATCTTTGTCATTGAACGAGCCATCGTTAAATTCTTTCTTTAGTTTGGACCACATCTTGATCTCACGCATTCTATGTCTTGCAACTTTTTCCATTGATGCTTTACCAAATCTAGCCTCATCTAGATCTATCTGATATTTGGTTCTCTTATATTCGTCTTCTTCTTTATCTATCTTTTTTTCTAACCATGTGATCTTTGCCTCGTTTCTTCTGTAATCAAATGACAAAGCCATAAGATTATCTAGATAACTGGATTGTTCTCTAACACACTGCCAATACTTTGCAGCTTTAGTTGGGTATCTATTGTCTTGCAACACAGAAAACCTTGCCTCTGTCTCTGTTCGAAACATTTGTTTCTTGGTCCACGTGTCCCGAAGTTCGTCCACCATACCTTTAAACGATGACAGATCATCTTGTGATAACAGATTATTTAGATGAGGTTCCTCACCTTGTATTACTTCTCTTACATCTTTTTTCATATCTTTATATCCTTCTATACTTTCTTATATACTTGTTAAAAAATTATTGCAAGTATTAAGAAGCTGTGAATGTTACTGTGCTAGTTACAGGTGCAATCCATGCTTCCGATGATGCATTAGGTGATCTTCCATTTCCACCAGAAATTAAAGCAGCCTCTGCTGTTCCGGCAGAACCATAACCATTTCCATCATCTGAAACGTTTGTTGTTTCTGTCCATGCCGTTCCATTCCATTCTTCTACTAATCCTGAGTTTGCAGTTCCAGTATATCCCGCAGCAGCTAAGGCTGAAGTATTACTTGCACCTATTCCTTGCCAATTATATCTAGCTGCATTTAAGTCTGCTACTTCAGTCCAACTTGTACCATTCCACGATTCTGTCTCTGTCTTATATGCTGTTGATGGATGATAATCTACTCCACCATAATATAATGCCGAGGTACTTGTTCCACTTCCAGCTGCTAATTGTCTGGCTGTATTTAGATCATTTACTTCAGTCCATGCTGAACCGTTCCATGATTCTGTTCCAGCAAATTCTTCTTCTGTATCACCAGAATCTCTACGACCTCCAAAAGCTATTGCTAATGTATTAGTTCCACATCCAGCCAACTGAGCTCTTGCTTGATTTAAATCACCGACCTCAGTCCAACTACTACCATTCCAAGTTTCATTGTTAGCTCGATATGAGTTGTCTGTACTAGAGACTCCTCCAAAAGCTAAAGCTGCTGTATTTAATTTTCCTGCAGCTCCTAAAGTAGATTTATTTTGATTCATGTCACTAACTTCACTAAATGAAGTTCCATTAAATAATTCTGTTATTGTTCCAGGTCCAGGATTTCCACCAAACATTAAAGCAGCTGTTGAAGTTCCAGCTCCTGCTAACTCTACTCTACCCGTGTTTAAAGCAGGGCTTGATGCCCAACTACCCACTGGATTAGATGTAAACCCTTTCATAGTCTGAGACGTAGAGTTATACCACATCTGTCCATTAACAGGTGCAGGTGGGTCTGCTGTTACTGTTACTATATGTGTTCCACGTATATCTTTGTATTTTGTCATAATTAATCTGTGCTTATTGTCTTATCAGTATTACTTGTTGAACTCCACTCTTCTGTTACTGCTGTAACTCCACTAGATGGACCTGTTCTACCAGCAGCTATAAAAGCTGATGTCGACGATCCTGCAGAACCAGCACCATCTCGATCTGTGCTAAGGTCTGACGTTTCTTGCCAACTAACTCCATTCCAGTCTTCGGTATTTGATAAACTACCTCCACTTGGAGGGTTTGTATCTCCACCGATAGCCAGAGCTGATGTGTATGTTCCAGCGCCACCTACATAATATCTTGCAGTATTTAAATCATTAAGTTCAGTCCAAGCGGATCCATTCCAAGACTCTGTAACAGCTTTGAGAGAACCAGAGGGACCACCACCAAAAGCTAGTGCTGCTGTTGCAATTCCAGATCCACCCATTTGTCCTCTTGCGGTATTTAAATCGGCGACTTCAGTCCAAGCGCTTCCATTCCATGACTCTACTTGTGCTCCTGGCACTGCAGGATCTGCTAATCCACCAAAGAATAAGGCAGAAGTATTATCAGCTCCAGCACCATATGCAGAACCTCTTTCAGTATTCAAATCTCCAACCTCAGTCCAACTTGAACCATTCCAACTCTCGGTTTGAGCATAATCTGTAGGGTTTCCAGCATTTCCTGAATAAGCCAGTGAGGAAGTTTGAGTTCCATTACCTGCTATAGCTTGTCTTGCTTGATTTAAATCGTTAACCTCTGTCCAACTTGATCCATTATATTGTTCTGTATTTCCTACCATAGGAGAAGGAAGACTTCCTCCAAAAATCAATCCTGCTGTTGTGGTTCCAGAACCTGCTAAAAATCTTCTTGCTGTATTTGCAGTTCCACCACTGGACCATGCTCCCACAGATACGCTTGAACTAAATTCTTCTGATGCTGCTGTTTGAGTTCCGTCATAACCTCCATAAGCTAAACTTGATGTGCTGTTTGATCCAGCTCCTGCAAGGTTGTATCTTCCAGTATTTAAATCTCCAGTCTCAGCCCAAGATGTTCCATTCCAAGATTCTGTGTTTCCTACAGTTGCAGCTGTTGATGTTTCTCCACCAAAAGCCAAACCATTTGTGTACTCTCCACTTCCTCTTAATTGTGTTCTAGCCGTATTTAAATCATTTACTTCTGTCCAGGCAGAACCGTTCCATTGTTCTGTTAAATCTACTCTTGCACTACCACCGCTTACACCACCACCATAAGCTAAAGATTCTGTATTAGTTTGACCTAATCCTCCAACGTTATATCTACCTTGGTTTAGATCAGATACCTCTGTCCATGACGAGCCATTCCATGATTCTGTTTGTGCGAGATTGGCTGTGCCACCCTCTCCACCAAAAGCTAATGCTGCAGTGCTAGTGCCTGCTCCTGCAAACTGTGATCTAACTGTGTTTAAATCGTTAACTTCAGTCCAACTTGATCCATCCCAATTTTCTGTATTACCAATGTGAGGACCACCAGCATATCCACCGAAAGCTAGGTTCGCAGTATTAGTTACTCCAACTGATACGTGTATCGCTCTTGCAGTATTTAAGTCTCCTGATTCTGTCCAACTAGAACCATTCCAAAGTTCATTAATTGTTTGTGCCGTGGAAGTAGCAGTGGCAGGATAACCTCCATTACCCATCGCTGCCTCAGCAGTTCCTGATCCTGCTAAAGCGTTTCTACCCACGTTTAAAGAATTAGTAGTTCTCCAAGAAGCAGTCACATTTGGTATTCTATACCTAGCAACATTATCCGTTGTATTATACCATAGCTGTCCCTCTATCGGGTTATCAGGGTTAGTGGTATAATCCCGAACTTTAAGTCCTCTTATGCCTTTATACGTTGACATCTAAATTTTTATTCCTCCAATGTTATGTCAGCAGGTCTTGGGTTCGTCTCATCAGCTTTTTGTTCATCTGTCTGAGCGTCCCACGCAGCTTGTGCTGCTTGAACCTCTGCATCAACCAATGCCTGAGCCTCGTCTTTTGTTTTGACTGCGCCCGCTACTTTGGCAATCCAAAGATTAGCATGTTTGTTGTATGCAGGAACTTGCCAAACATTAGCTGGATAGCCTTTAAACGTGATTCTAAAAGATTCATCGTGATCGATAAATCCCTTGCCCCAGTTTTCTGCTACACAGTATTGATATGTTTTTGCCATAGTTTCCTCCTATTAATCTGTTAATACCTTAATTGTTGTTGAACTGCCACTCCATTCTTCTGTTGATGCAGTGTCCGCTGGATTAGCATATCCAGATGTGGCTAGTCCTGCCGTATTGTTTCCACCACCAGCTATTTCTTGTCTAGCCGTGCTTAAATCTGCCACCTCTTGCCAACTAGCACCATTCCAATCTTCTACTTTTGCCGATTCAGGTGGTTCACTTCCACCAAAAGCTAACGCTGCTGTGTATAGTCCAGTGCCTCCTAAAGAGGATCTAGCCGTATTTAAATCATTAAGTTCTGTCCAAGCTGAACCATTCCACGATTCTGTTTTAC